AATTATCTTGGCTAGTGTGTTTCACTCCAGTCATCTCCTATTTTGTGGTTTAATATGTTTCATATTATCTTCCTTCATCTAATTCAACACCATCTTTTGAAATCCACGTGCCTTCTGTCCAATAAACACAAGGCTTACCATTTATAAGTCTATGACCATCATCTCCACAATCGTAAGTATCAAATAGTTCTTCCCAAAAGTTATCTGAGTCAACCTCATCCCTAAAACACCAACCGAAATGTTTGCCTTCAGGATTAGACAGTTCAATAAGTTTTAAAGGAACTACCTCATCTTCTCCAGTTAATGTTATTTTAGTGTATGAATATAAATACTGTGCGCGAACCATTACTTCTAGCGGTCCTTTTCGGTCATCATTATATACTATATCTACAACTACCAAAGGTGTTCTACCTTTAGGTAATCTAAATAAAACAGTACCTTTTTGTAGCCGAACTCTATTGTAGCCAGTAATATCATTATTGCTCCATATTACGAGATCTTTTATTTTAACTGTTTCAGTGTGTTTCACTCCAGTCATCTCCTATTTTGTATTCGGCATCTAGAGGACACCGAAGATTATAATAATCACCTGCTTCTTTGATTGCTTGTACACCAAGCTGACCAAAGTATTCAGCGTGTGCTTCGTGGACTTCTACTTGCCATTCATCGTGTATGTTAGCAACAAACTTAAAATCTAGGTTTCTTGCGTTGGCTTTATCGTTCAATATAATTAATGCTTTCTTCATAACAACAGCACCACCACCTTGAAGTAAACTGTTTAAAGAGGCGTGTATGTGTCTTATAAATATTCGTCTTCCGTCAAGTCCTCTGATGTAACCTTTCGTTGCTGTTTTCGTAACAGTATCTCGAAGTCTTTTAAGTGAAGGCTGATTAGCAAAGAAATGTTTTCTAATGCGCTTCCCATCTGCTTCGCTTCCTCCAACCACTTCTCCGAGTCTTTTATTAGCCGCCCCGTAGATGAGTGCATATATGAATGTCTTTGCCTGATCTCTTGATTGAAGCTGTGCAATTTTTTGATTATAGGTGTGTATGTCTCCATTAATGATCTCATTTGTAAAGTCCTCGTCTTTCATGTAGTGAGCAAGCATTCTTAACTCAAGACTACTTGCATCAATACCTATTAGTTTATATCCTTCTGGCGTAATCCAACACTTTCTGCATTCCTCACCATAAGGACTCTTAATCGATGGAACTTGTGCCATATTAGGCGCTCTATGGCTCATGCGGCCTGTAATTGTTCCGTTGGCTATTACAAACCCATGAACTCTTCCATCGTCTTCAACTGCTTCTATCCAGGACTTGACCTGTGCAACTCTTTTTTGCAAGAGTAGATACTCTGCTATGAGTTGAGCTTCGGGTATGTGCGTAATTTTTTTTAAGATCTTCTCATCAACTTTAGGTTGTCCTGTAGGTGTGAAGTGTTTTGGTTTCCATCCAAAGTCTTGTAAATATTCTCCTATCTGTTTTCTTGAGCCTAGATTAAACTCTTGATACTTCTTTCGCATGAATGTTCTAGGTTTAGGAACTTCAAAGTCTTCTTCCTGTATTCCGTTCACGCCTTTTTGAAGAATAATTTCAAGAAATACACGATTATATTCTTCCTCTGTTAATCCACGTTTAGATAATGATCCATCTTTCTTAACATAAGGAGTTACTAATTTATCATCTATCCATTTAGGTTTAAATACTTTATGAACTTCTTCTTCTGCTGTTTGCATCCTCTCTCTTAAATCAGCAAACAACATTTCTGCCTTGTATTCGTCAAACAAAAAACCATTGTTTTCTTGTTGTTTTAATAACTTAGATATTTCTTGCTCAAGCTGAACGCTCTCTTTTGAAAAACCTTTAGCTTCTTTTCTTAATCTACGAAGAACTGCTGTATTTATCTGAACATCTCGCAAGCAACGCTCCAACATCTTAGGAGAATAAACTTTAAATTCTTCAGACTCAAGACTAACTTTACGATACTTAACTCTGTATCCCCACATTTCTAAGCTGTGTCCACCCTCACGAGAAGGATTAAGTAAGCGAGACATGACAAGGGTATCAACTAAAGTTTTATCGCTTAGATCTATTCCACAAAGGTCTTTTATAACAGGGATGTCAAAGCCTAAGATATTGTGGCCTACTAATGTGTCTGCTTTTTGAAGTAACCCAAGACCTGACTCTAGCTGTTGAGGAGCAAACTTATGAATTTTACCAGAGTCAGTGTCTTGAGCAACCATACAGTGAATTTTTGTTGGAGTTAAACTATCTGTTTCTATATCAAAAACTAATTCCATTCTAATACCTCTGAGGAAGCCTCTTCTTCAAACGAGTCAAACACAGGCTCACTTAACCTACCTGTTTCTTTATTATAAAAAAGTTTTGTAGCATAACCTACATCTCCTGTGTATCTAGATTTCAACACTCTTAATACTGTGGTGTTAGCCTCTTCTGGATCGTCTGCTTGTTGGTTTCTTTCCAGCGCTATAACAGAGTCACTTAGTTGTGCTATTGATTGACTGCCTCTGAGGTGAGAAAGATTAACTTGTATTCCGTTCTCGTGTCCTTTGTTGCCTTCAACCCTTCTTAAATGAGAAACCAGAATTAAGCCTGCGCTTGTTTCTTCTACTATAGATCTTAATCTAGTCATAATCGCATCTATTCCTCTACGTTCATCACCCATATGGATAGCGCTTACAAGCATATGTAAATGGTCCATAATTATCCACTTACAATTACAACCAATAATCATAAACCTGAGTTTAGAGAAAATTTCTTCTATGTCGTTTGTTCCAAAATGTGCATGAACCCATAGTTTATTTTTATCTTCTTCATCGGTCAGTATATCAAAGAAGCCATCTAATTCTTCTTTAGAATATTCTTCTCTTACTTGGTCTATATATAGTCTCGCGTTAGCTTCTATAGATAAGATACCATCTACTGTTCTTCTCCAATCTTCTTCTAAAGATATAACACCTACATTATCGCCTGTTTCTTTAAGCAACCAATGCTCTAACTCACGAGTAACGCTAGACTTACCTAAACCTGTGCCTCCTGTTAGCGTTACAAGTTCTCCTTGTCTTAAACCATAAAGCTTTCTGTTAAGTCCTGCAAAAGGATAAGGAACACTCTTCTTCTTTTCTCGTTCATGAAAGGCGCTTCTCCTTTCAGAGATATTCATTACTCCAGCAGGAGTGTAGGTCTTTGCTTTCCAGAAACAATCAGTAAATTTCTTATGTTTGTTCTCTTTGAGCATATCGTTGGCATCTTTGAAGCCGTCAGGTAAAGACATAATTTTTGCCTTTCCTGGTTTTAAAAGTCTTGCGGCTTTCTTAGCCGCTTCCTTACCTTGCTTATCATTATCAAAGCAGATAACAACATTATCAAACTGTTCTAGAAACTCTAGGCTATTCTTTATGTCTCGTTCTGCATTACCTGCACCATCTTTTATAGAAACACAGGCCCACTTCGATCCTGTTAGTTGATAAGCGGCCATTGCATCGCACTCACCTTCGGTGATAGTAATGTATTTCCCACTCTTGAATAATTGCTCACCAAACAAACGAGACTCTGAATGGTTTCCTTCCCAATAAAATTCTTTATCTTTAACTTTCCTTTTTTTCGTAGCGACCTTATCACCATTGTCATTATAATAAGGATACGAATGTTCGGAAATTGAACCATCCAGAGAAGAGAAAACTAGCTTAACTCCGTATTCTCTTGCTGTTTTCTCAGATATTTTTCTGTCTGATAAAGGAGAATAAATAGATGTAGAATCACTATTCAGCTTAGCCTTCGATGTTGAAAGCTCAGTAATCTGATTAGCGCTTGGATTAGCCATATATTTTTTGTAATCTTTTATTCTTGTTTTGCAACTAAAACACCAAGCAGAGCCGTCTGGATTAACACCAAGACATTTTTTATGATTACAAATAGGACAAGTCTTGTGTGTTTCTTTAAAGCCTACATCCTTATTATCGTATTGTTGTTTTTGCAATTTGCGTTTGCTCCTTGAAAGAAAGTTATGTTAAAACAGACCTACCACCCTACCGAAGTTTACCGACCACCCTAGCCATAGGCACTCCTTACCTTTTAGGCTTCACCAGAAGAAAGCATAATAAGAACGCAAAAGAATATCGCTATTGCTTATTATTTTTAGCTTTCAATCCTTGATGAACCATGATTTTGAAAGGAGTTAACTTTCTTCATCTTCAGGAGGAAAGGCATCAGTCTCTTCGATGTCATCCGCAAGATCAGATCCCTCGTTATTGACAATACTCACAAGTTTATTTTCAAAAAATACTTTACTTGCTCTAATTTCGTCTAGATCTAAAGCAGTATTTTCTAAAGTTACAACTGTGTTTGCCTCTTTTTGTGTTAATCTGTGGAGTCTCAGAAATACCGCTTTACCCTCTTCAGGTAACTCATCGATTGTCCAATCAACACCATCAATAGTGACATAAGGTGGTTTTTTTTCTACTTGTTCTTGAATTTCTTCAGCCATTAGAACTCCTCCCCATCAGCAGGTCCACTTCCTTCATACTCAATCAAGTTTAAAACTTGAACTGCTTGTAGTTCCATGAACTTACCATAGTTATTTGTATAGGTCCTGAATTGAACAACAACATCTGAACCATTACCAACGATAGCATCCAAAGGATCTTTATCTGCATCCATTAATTTAGGAGCATCATTAACCATTGTTTTACCTTCGCTATCTGTCCATTCAACAGTTCGCTTCATTGTTAAAGTTTTTTCACCCTCGTCTGTAACACCTATTCTGAAGCCGTCTTGTTCAAACTGTGTTGCAGTTTCGTCATCGACAATCAGAGTAATCGTATACTTCGGAGGAGGAAACCTCGTTTGTGGGGTAGTGATGTTGGCCCACAGTGCTTTTCCACTTACTAAAGACATATATATTTACCTCGCTTATGCTTTATTATTATTATTATTAAATCAAAAAAAAGAGAAAAGGCATTGTTCATAGGATGTTTCTGCACTCATCCCCCAGGAATAATTTTCATCGGTTTTCTCTGGATCGCCTGTCGTTAATTCTGTCGGCATTTAACTTCCGAACCTTTTCAATTTTAAATACATAGGCCCAATTATAGCATAAATCAGCTAAGAATGATAGTTTTTTTTTAAAAAATTACCAGCTCCGCTGGCCTCATTCTTTGGGATAGGGTTGTGTTTCATATCTTACTAAATTTTCTAAATGTTTTCTTTCTGTTTTACTTGCAATAATTTTTAAGTATCTATGCTTTCTTGGCCTTTGCACCAATACAGTTCTATCCTTTATGTTTTCTACATCTGTTGAAATCATATGCCTTCCATGTTTTGTCTTAGATCCATCAACAAAAATCCTATCTGTGCGCTTTGCCGACAAACCTAGATAGGTCCAATTAGTAGCTTGATAAACATAACCAACATGATTTTTAGATGTGTCTGCATAAGAAATAACAACACTTGGTTTAGGTAACATTTTTAAACTGTTAGCAATTAGAAAACTAGCCTCGTTTTTTTCATTGTTTTTTAAAACTAATCTATTTAACTCTAAAACTTTTTTTGAATGGTCTGCTCCACATATACCATCACAAACTCTTGGTGATGCAGGAGAGCCATAAGTAACACAACCAATAAGGTTTTTTTCTTTGTCAAATAGGCCAAAAGCAAACGATATTGAAGGCATTCTTTTAGCATAATGAATGCCTAATATGTAAGGTTTAGTTTCGTTGTAGGATATGTGTGAAACGGAATAGTTTTCTTTCATTTTTTTAATTGAAGTATACACTCACCAATCATCTGTGGTATCTGTGGCACGACAGCGTTACCTAATTGTCTAAGTCTGTATGCCCTTCTTGGAACCCCATCATCCATTCCACTAGGTTTATGGATAGGTAGCCATTCCTTTTTTCTTGTGCGGCCACACATGGAGCTAATCTGTGCTTGTGTGCATACTTGGCTAGGTTCCTCCAATCCTTTGCTGTGTCCTTGTAGTCTCTCGATGTTGGAGTAGGCAACAACAAAAACTCTTTCCCTTCTATGAACTGCACCAATGGAGCAAGCTGATATAATATGCCATTCCGCATCATACCCGATCTTCCAGAGATCTTGTAGGACCAATGCAAGTCCTTTATTTCTAAGGGATGCGACATTTTCAATGATTGCCCAGGAAGGTCGGATTTCTTCGATGAGTCTTGCGAACTCATTCCAGAGGCCACTTCTTTTTCCTTTGATACCACCTGTTTTGTTTCTGTCGATGTTTGCATCTGAGATGTCTTGGCATGGGAACCCTCCTGTGATGACATCAGGTTCAATTGTTTTTCTTTTGAGTTTTTCATAAGTTAAATCTTTTATATCTGTAAAAATAGGAACATCTTTCCAATGTTTTTGTAAAACCTTTTGACAATCTACATCGTTCTCGCAAAAAGCTACAGTCTTAAAGCCACCTGTGCGCTCTAACCCAAGACTGAAACCTCCAATACCTGAGAACAAATCCAGAACTTTATGCACTTTCTAACCATTCAATGTGTCTATGGTGTGCCTCTATCTTATCGTTAAGCGTTCTTATTTTGTAGGTAGTTTCCCATATCTGTTCTTGTCTCCACCTTTCATTTCTAACAGAAGGATGTTCTTCTAGGTAAAGACACCACTCTGTAGCGTATTTATCGGGTAAGTCTTGATCATATCCTCGTGGTCCTAAACCATCTTTCTTGGCATACTTCACACGAGGACCTCTGGCTCTTTTTCTGCTTCGCCAAGTCTTCTTGTTTCTAAACTTTTTTTCTAGTGCCAGGAATGTTTTACCTTCTTCTGTGTTAGGAACTCTATGCGTAAATTGTGACATATGTTTATTCTCCTTTATGTATATCAGTTAATACTGTATCAATATAACTATCTAACGCCATTTTGTTTTTTGCATTTACTTCTGCAGAATTTATTTCCTTTAATAAAACTCTGGCCTGTTCGATAGAATAATCAATGGCTTCTAAACTTGCTTGCTTCTCGTGTAAGGTGCAAATGTTATCTAAAGCATTTATTAGATTGTTTACTGTTTGTTCTGTTAGTTCACTCATCTTCTTTCTCCCCAAACATTTACATAACCGCGCCACTCAGTAATTCCAAAGAAACCTAAAATTTTCCATGCTTTTTTGACACAGGCATTATGCCAATAATTATCTTCGTCCGTTGGATTGTGATACCCTGCTTGGTAGTGATCTAGACAACCACCACATAAAGTAGACTCAAAAGACACCTCATCAAAACTTTTATAACCAAAATTCTCGTAATTGTTTTCATCTACAATATAGTCTG